GCTTCATCCACGCCAGCATTTCGGCGGGAGTCATGATGTGGATTGGCTGTTTCACAGGTTTTGTCGCGACAGGTGGAACTACTACGGGTGCCGTCACAGGCATCCATGCTCCGAAGTCCAACTGTCGGCTTTGATTCAGATCTACTGACGCGCCCGCCACGACCTGACCGTTCTGATATTGGAGCAAGTGAGCATGTGCCGAGACCTTGCCGCCGCTCCATGCATAGGTCTGCCAGAAGAACCGAGCAGAACCGTCCGCATGGCAACGTTCGACCACTCCAAAGGAACCGTAAACCCCCACGCGGGCGGGTCCGATGGCGCTGGCTACCCCTTTCAGGTAAGCATCAATCACGGGTTGCTGTGCGGTAGTCGCGTCGAAGTCCACGGCAAAGTAGATCGGTCGTGACTCTGGAAAACCGATAGCCCGGGCAAAGGCAAGGGCGATCTTGCCGTCTGCAACACCCGACGCCAGACCTTCTCTTGCCCTTCCTGCGTATTCCTCGTATACAAGGACAAGTCCAAGGCCTGCTGCCCTGATTGCTATGGCTTCTGCCTTCGTAATGCCCTTCATGGGGACGAACAGGTAGCGAACGACGAACCCATATCCGAGAGCCTTGACCTTCTTCGGGTCGGGACGGCCGTATGAGTAATCAAGTCCCTTTGCCATACACCCCTACTTAGGCTCGCCTAGAAACGAGACGGTCTACTCGTCAGTTGCAGGAAGGCCAGCCTTGACGACCTCGAAATGGAAGTCGGCGAAGGAGTAGTTTTCCTGGTCACTGCACTGTTTGAATCCGCCATAGTCACCAATGGTCCGAGGATCGGCTTTGGCATCAGCGCTATCCTTGTCGCCATGCCAGTAGAAGTCAGCGGTCCTGTACTTTTCAGGGCCGATGTGGAGTTCAATGTTGGCCCCCTTGATGGTGCGGCCGGGAGTGTAGGAATAGTCAGGAGAATCAACATAGGTGACAGGATGAGCGGTAAGAATTGTCTGCAGTGCTTCCAACCATGGCGTCCAACCCATCCAGCCAAATGTTCCATCAGGTCGCACCCCCACCTTGATATTGTTCTTGTAGGCGTCCAAGAGGTCCTGAACGTAGACGATCTCAATGTGTTCGAGTTTGGCTCGCTCGAACTCGTCCAGACGTGCCTTCCGCTCTTCATCGAGTAGGGCAAGACCATTAACGTACTCGACGACGGCGACTCGCTTGTTCTGCTTGAACTGTCGTTCGTCGGGAACAAAACCGCGATCCTTGATGATGACGATGTACTTCTGGTCATCAGAGATGAATCCGTCAAGACCCTTTTGGAGTTCCATCCCGTGCCAGCCGTTGAGTTCCAGACTAAATCGCTCGCCGTAGGTAGCACTCCACAAGTCGCCCTTCTTTCCGTAGATCTTAAACAAAGCATCCCAGTGCGGGAAGTTGCTGCTGGGGCCTGGAACGAAGTTTGCGAACCCCGCCATGAAGGCCCATTTCTTAAACTTCAAATGAAACAGTCTGTCCATAAATCTCCTTTCGACCGCTACTTGGCAGTCGCATTAACTTACGGGATATGTTGCGCAGCTTGGGCCACAGCTGCCGCTACGCGTGCCAGCCCCCAGTCCATTAGTTTTATGATGAGGGCCGTCACAAACGGAATCAAGACCTCAATGCGCGTCAATCGTTTCTCGAGGGTGCGCAATTCTTTCTTCACGTCATCATGCTCCTTTTCCAGCCCATATTCCCCCGATACCTTTTCCTTCGTCGGACACGCGAAACGCAATCGCTCACATGCTTGCCGCGTCATGTATTCGCTTCCATCCGCCATCTTAGCCCCCTATCGCCTGTTTTCCAGCCGGTCAATCCGTTCCGCATGGTTCTTCAGCACTTCCAGCGTCTCTTGAACTCGTTTACCGACCTTGACTACCATATTCCCCCGCTCAAAATCATAGGTAATGGCATAGACGGCCAGGTTCTCCCCATCGCAATCCACGGGATCTCCCAACTCGATGTCGGTATCCAGTGGTTTTTCAATGGCATAGTCCTTGGCAGGCGTTGACACAAGGGCAAGCAATCCATTGGCAAATGCCCTCGCCGCATTTTCCGAGCCGAATCCGTCTCCCGTCCTGTCGGGCATCTTACGTGTTCCTGCCCTCGATTTAGCATCAACATAGCGATTTGTTGGCTGGTTGGCATACAGACATAATCCATCATAGAAATTCGCGCCAGTGGCACTGAGAATGGCAGAAATGAACGTCGTCGGGCTCCCTGTTTTTGTGAAGGCAGAAAGGGGGAGGTCAATCTCATCGAAGAGATTGTAAACGGCATTCCAGGCCCAGGTTTGTGTGACCCATACGACAATGGAGGTATAGGTCGTCTCTTGCACGACTACGATGACCGTTCCGCTGTAATCGTTTACGTCAATAATGTCTCCGGGATTAGAGCCCCGCAAGATATCTGATCCCGTAGCATACAAATTGCCGTTCTCTTCAACGATACCCGCGCCTGCGCCTAGATTGAAGACAAAAGCTTCACCATTGACCCCCACCATCCAGACGGTCATCATGCAGTTTTCCATACTGATATTGAGCTGCTGGTTTATACCAACAACAGGTTTAGCACAGATAAATGATTTGCTGAACCGCAGATAACTGGAACCCCCAATCGTCACAACCGAAGTATGCAAACTATAATGTGCCACCTGTCTGCTCACGGCGCGGGCACTGGTCCCCGTGACTTGTGATATTTGGAGATATTCGCTGACATCGAGCTTAATGCAGGAGACGCCGTAAGAGTTCGCAACATAATAGAGTTGCGTAAACTCCAGTTCAAGTGTATCCATGAGATTGTTTTTATAAGTGTTTTCGGGAATAAGCGCCGTCCAGATGTTGTTGTCCCCACTCGCGGCAATCGGATCGCTTGTCCATACCGTCACGGTTCCAAGTTTGGTTCTGACCGTCACGGAACAGGGCGCGGTCATCTGTCCGGTGACCGATACAATCCTGCGTGAGCCCAGCGTGATAGACTTCGTAAGGACTCCATCTGGGCCCGAACCGCCTGACAAGTTGAATCCTGCCCCGGTCCCTCCGGCAAATGTGCGAGTATATACAAGTTTATTGCTTGCATCGGTTTGTAGGGTGATAGACAGCGAGGTTGTTCCGGCAGGAGGGCACCATCGCAACTTAAACCGGTCAAAGTCCGCAAAAGTAGCAAGAAGAGATGCTCGCGTAATGGCGCCGGTCCCTTTCAAGCAATATAGAGAGCCTGAGGGGGGTAAGATGCTATCGGCGGTCTTGAGTTCATCTGATACCGTGCCGGTCCAGTTGACAGAATCGTGATTCGTGAAAGAAGTTTCAACGACGGGATATTGTTTGATGGCATACCAGACCCGAACCCAGTTATAGGTCCGTGCATCCTCATTATAGGTGGCCATAACGTCATCCATGCAGACGGCCATGCGCGGTATTTCTGCGCTTACATCCTGCTTATGACAGAACATTGTGCCAGACCGGCACCACGCATTGACTCCAGCCTGAACAAGCAACTGCGAGACGATGCCCGCCTTTGCCGCCAAGTTCCAGACGGTCTGATAGATGAACCCCGGTATTAGAACACTGTAATCGTCGGCTAATCGAAGAGGCCGGATCGCCTGAGCCAACACAGCCGCAATTCCAACGGCACTCACCATAATGGTTGTCACGTCTTCAAGCTGCCCCTTGTCCGTACTTTCGCATTGGTACGTCCATGTACCGTCGGCATTCTTGTTCACATATCTTCTGGTAAACGTGTATCGTTTGATCCCCCGCAGATAACATTTGGCGGTTAATATGTGATCACCAAAGAGCCATGCGTCTGAAATAAACGATAAGACCGGATATTCGGGAAGCAGAGCATCTGAAAGAACTATCCCCCACGCTTGAATCTTGGAATCTCCGGCATAGATACTGATGCCGGGAATATCCAGCGCATAATCCGCGTAGAATGGGGCGTAGTCCGTATTCACCGTTTGCCACAGGTTCGTGGCGGCCGCCTTCCATTGATGCTTGCCGCGTTCCAGCGAAGCCGTTGCCACATAGGTATACGAACCAGCAGAAAAGGCGATCAACTTGGCGGGATAGGCGCAGTCGTCAACAATGATGGAGACAAGCGGCGGTTGCTTGTAGGCATCTGCAATCACGATGGTCCAAACAAGAGTATCTCTACTCTGTGCCTTGGTGATGCTTGTAATGGAGGGAAAGACAACTACGAAAGAAAACGCGGCGGTCCATGTTACAGTTGATTCATCGGCTGCTTGTGCCCCAAATCGGGCATAATATGTTGCCGCCGCAGAGGGAACCCACGCCAAAAGCATTAATTTACTCGCCCCCGCCACCTCTGTCGCATCAATCAACCCCGTATCGGCAAGCGGCGTAGCGAAGTCAGTCGCATCGTCAATCTGGAACTGTGCCTTGGCAAGAGTAGAAGCATCGGAAGCGATAATGCACGCCATCGCAACATATCCGCCGCCTGAAGGGGTAGTAATCAGAAATTCGGCATATGGGGGGATGGCGATAACGGTAATCCAAGACTGATACACCGTAATACCAGTACCGCCAGCGGTCGAATCTAGCGAGATCCACCCCAGCCCATTAGATTCAATATCCGCCCATGTCCATGCCACACCCGTCGCGGGATTGATTGTCAGCACGGCACTGTCATAGGTGGCATCAGATGCGGTAAGGGTCCAATAGGCCGCACTCCAGTCGGTAGTTACGACCCGTGGCTGCAAACGAAGAGTATTTCCCATCGCCCGCACAGACACTTGCACCGAGACAATCGTTCCCTTCTTTTGTTGTGTTGTCGGAGAAAAAGTAAACGTCGCGGCGATGTTAGTGTTAGCCGTACTTACCCTGAGATAGTCTGCGGCATCCTCTACAACTTCATCGATTGTCGAAAAGGCGGCCCCTGGGGGCGTAGGAACCCAAAAGGCATTAACGCTCTTATCGCCAGTCGGTCTAAGCGTATAAGTCCGCATTATACGTCCGTCCTCTTGACGTTCAGATACCAGCGAGCCGCGAGGCCCTGGCTCATGGTGATTGTCTGTGCCGTACTTGTGATGAGAATATCCGCACCCGCAAGGTTGCCTGAAATATCTGTCCCCGTTGCCGTTTCTAGCGTATCATCAGTTTGCTTGATGATTTCTTCTGCTCTGTTGTTGGCGATATACAGGGTATTGAACAAGAGCGGCAGTAGGGAATAGTTGGGAGCCTGATATTCTGCGGTCGCCAGCGCGTAGGGATATTCAATCAGGTTGGCAATCGAGCCATTCAGATTACCCAGTGTCAGTTCAGGATAGGCAATCGCCGCCAATGTCCCCGTTCCCGTATACCACGTTCCCGCTGCCGCATGTGCAATCACGGTGACGGCATGGGAAGTACCATCAATGACCATCGCGTCAACAACCGTTCCCGCCATATATAGGGCGGTTGGGAAAGTGGCACTGACGGTCGTGGTGTCATCTGTCCATTTGAGCAGGTTATTGACCGTATCAATCGTCAACTTGTTCAGGGCGGCAGTCCAGACGGTCAGGACGGGCGGGATGGCTTCAAGCATGAGACTGTCGGCATAGAAGATTTCATTTTCGGCGGCATCATTGCCAAACATGACATATATACGTGCCAACACCCCAAGGGCCGGGGCCAAAGTAGTGAGGTGCAAGCGCGTTGCCGTGGTAGGAACCGCTACTGGCGTAGTCCAATCTTCAGAAACCATAGTCTCGCCATCAACCTTATACCAAGCAATTCCCACCATAATTGTTCTGCCACCGGCACAACCGCTCGTGTTGACTAAAGCCTGGAAACAATACCGCTGGCCCGGAACAACTGTCGCATATGTCCCGCTCGTCGCCCTGATATACCCAGGCCCAACACTCGTTACTATGAGTTTAAAATCGCCCGTTCCGGCAATGGGAGTAGACGTATTGCGACTCATAGTTCCATACCCTCCGCTCATCCCCGTCGTGTCCGTTTCAGCATTGGACTGGTTCGCAGTAAGAAGGTTCGCTGTTCCCGCACCAGCACCGATGACCCAGTTGCTCGGATACCGTGTCTGCTTCAGTTGACAGGCAATCGATTTCAGCGTAGAAACGGCAGGCGTCCATGTTGGCGTATCCTGCGAGGTATCGTCTCCGATATAGAGGCCATTATCAAAGATGGGGCTGTTGATGCCATAGGAAACCCCGCCGTGCGTCTTGGCGATTGCCCTTGTAAACGTAAGACCCCGACCCGCGAAGTCCTGGATGTCCTGCAACAGCGGGAAGTAATAGAGGGGCGACAGGTAGTGTAATTCAACGGGAGCGCCCATGTTGCCCGCCTGAGAAACATCATGGATATGGTCAAGTCCCCAGATATAGTTCGTTGCGCCCGTAGGAAAACGAACGGTTGCGCCTTCGAGTAGCGGCGATACCAACAGTCGCAGTTCATATCTGCTCTGGTTGGGATTATTTTCGGGGAAGTCGATACTTTGAACCTTGCACGCACGCCACGAGGTATTGTCCAAGCTGATTTGTACGATATCGTGCCATAAGACGCTTGTCGGATCCGCAATAATTCCTGAAACGGTCCATTCTTGCCAAGACAGACCAAGGGCAATTGCCCCGTTCAGGTCAGTGAGAGGGGTATGATGGGCGATAAGTTCGTGCGGCCCCGTCCTCGCATAGCGTGCTTTCGCCAACGTGACGGCGCTTCCACTACTGTATAAGCAGTACATCAAAGCCTCCCCATGCCGTTGATGGCGGCACCGACACCAGGAGCAACAGACCGCGTACTCATGTTAAGTTCGTCGAGTTTATGCAAGATATCGCGCAATAAGGTATCGCTATTCCCGCCGCCTATTTGTGAGGCGAAAGTACCGGCCCTGCTCTGAGGGATAACCCACTCCGGACCCGATTCGGCAATTGTGGCGATATGAGGTACCGTAAAGTATCCCCCATTTCCATGAACCGGAAAGTTGCCATACCCCGCTTGACCAGCACCTTGATTCCAAGTCGGAGATACGGGGGTCTCGGTCCCGGGAGCATTTGTTGAAGTAAGGGCAAGTAGGGTGGCCTTGGCTGCCAGTGCGTTCCCAAACATTGCATCGCTTATCTGGGTTCCAAGTGTCCGCCATTCTCCAAGGCGGTCAGTAAGCATTTTAATAATATCCGTCTGCGTAGCACTTGCGAGCATCTTTTCAGCTTCCGCACTCGCATTGCGCTCCAACTTCAAGTCGTCATAATAAGATTGGGTAGCAGTAATGCGTTCATCATAAGATGTTTGCGTTGCTATTACTGAATCTTTCAGCGTTTGCAGTTCCTTGTCAGCTGCCGATTGTACTGTCTTCGTTCGTGCATCATACGAATCCGAGGCCGCTTGGCGCTGGCTTCTTAGCCCCGCAAGTTGATCGTTGTATGCCTCATCTGCGAGTTCCTTATTAAGTGCTTTCTGCGCCCGAAGTCGTTCTTCTCCCGTTGTGGCAGAAGCAACGTCCGCCTGTAGTCCAGCTAGGGTATCGGCTCGCTGTGCCGCAGAATGCGCATTCTCTAATGCTTGGATCTGGCTGTCGTACTGGTTAAGAGAGGCGTCCTTCTCTCGAGAGATGGCATTAAGTGTGATATCAAGTTGCCGTTGCCGAGCGTCAATTGCAGTGTTGATCGCTTTAATCGTTGCATCGCGCTCTTTTTCGAGGGAACGAACCGCAGCACCCTCTTGTTTCGAGTAATTGTCAATGATTACCCGAGTCAGGGAATCCTGGACGTTTTGTTGCTTCGAGGCATAATCGGCTACGGCAGCTAGGTATTTATCCTGTGCATCCTTCGCGTCAGCCGCTAACTTGTCGGCAGCTTCTTTATCGGCTTTTACCTTGGCGTCTGCTGCGTCCTTGTAAACCTTTGCCGAAGCAAGGGCGTAAACCTTATCCGCATCTAACTTTGAGCCCCCAGCAGCGATGGCCGCGTCGCGTTCCCTAGCAAGGTCATAGATTTGATCCTCGACCATTGTGTGGCTGAGTTTATAGACCTTGTCATCCAAATCTGAATTGACTTTTGCAATCTTGTCTGCATTTGCTTTCGCTGCCGCCAATGCTACCGCCGCCGCATCTTTTTCGGCCTGTGTCTTTGCGTCGCGAGCCAATTTCTCGGCTGCCGCTACTGCGTCCGCCGCCGCCTTCTGGTCCTTGAACAGTTTGTCACGAGCCGCTCCGTTTACTCCATCGATATTGTCCTGAAGTTTCTTTGCAATGACGAAGCGGTCGGCCGCCCGGCCGGCTTCATAGGCGGTGATCTGATCCTGCGTCGAGTGTCCATCCGCGACCATCGTGGCAGAATTCTGTTTCGTAATCTTGTCGAACTCTGCCAACTCCGCCTTAAGTGCCTGAATATTGGCGGTCGATGCAGTCGTCGTCAGCTTCGGGTTTAAGACTGCGTTGTAGGCGCTCCACTTCTCCGTCGCGATCACCACGACAGCCGATAGAGCCGCAACGGCCGCCATGATCCATCCAAGTGGGCCAAGAGTTCCGGCAACGGCCGCCCCGAACAGTTTAACGGCGGCGGCAGCCACATCCACGTAAATCGTAACGGCTTTGAATGCTACGAAGGCCCCGACAACGCCAGCAATGACCGGGACAATTGCCTGCCAGTTCCTAGCGATCCACCCGGCAATATCTACCAACCAAGTGAACACAATCTTGGCGTCAGTGAAGAAGACCTCGATGGCCTTGCCAACGTCGCTAGCCCATTTTTGGAGCGAACCGTTTGCCTTCCATTCATCAATCTTGGCGATGATTGCAGTGATGGCTTGCTTAAAATAGTCGGCCAGACCGCCCACCAGAATGTCTCCGCTCGAGGTAACGCCCGCAATTGTGCTTTGCAGCAGCAGCCCCGAACTTCTCATCCATGAGTGCCAACAGCGCCTTATTGTATGCGGCCTCATTGACAATCTGTCCTTTCTGATTCGCGATCTGGATGCCCTGCTCAATCTTTGCGCCTTCTGCCAAGACTAGGGCTTTATTGATACCATAAGTCTGTAGAGCCTTAGCCGATCCCAATAAAAAGCGCCCATAAGACTCAGCGGCGGCAGCCACATCTCCATTTGTCGCTGCAGCCATGCTCGCGACTTGCGGGAGAACGGTTCTCGCATCCTGCCCGAACTTTTCCAAAGCAACACTTGCGGCCAATAGTTGTTCATCGGTGAATGGCGTCTTTGAAGCAAGAGCAACGGCAGCAGCTACCGTCTCTCCCGCCGCCTGGCTGCTGTGCATCAAAGTATCTAGAGAGATTCTGTATTGTTCTATCTTGGCAGCCGATACCAGAGCAGCTCCGCCAGCACCGACGAATGCACCAATAATCGCGGTCCCGACCACCTTGATGGCCGTGCCTATGGCATTAAAAAGTGGCTCGAGGTTCTTTGTGTCTCGCTGGAAGTTCTTGAGGTGCGTTGAGGTCTGCTTGATTGCCGATTCAAACTCGGCAGTTGAGGCCCCTATCTGAACAATCAGTTTTGCTAAGGTTGCGATTTCGTCACCGCCTCTTCGTCATCTTCCCCAGAAACCTTAACTATCGTACCGCCCCCAAAGGCCCCATTTATTGCCCTGATAAAGTTCGCCATATCCTCGGGGGTCTGTTCTCCCTTTGGTTCTTCTGGTTTTCCGTACAACAGGAAATCGCTCAATTCAACAGACTTACTACCAGATGCACGTTGGAGATTCACCAAAATCATGCAAATCTTGGCACTCTGATAGTCAGCATCAACTTCCCTTCTGTGTTCGCGAGCATCGTACGCGATCCACAACTGCTGCCACTCAACGGGCGTACAAGTCAGGAATTCGTTGGGGGTAAGGTTAAAGAGGACCCGCCCGAGTCCCCAGAGTTCGGTGGCGTCGGGCTCTTTGCGTTTGGGTCAACAACCTCCGTGTCTTTGCCTGCTTTCATGGCATGGCGACCATAAACCTCAACCAATGCGACCATCAACCCCGGGTAGGCGTCCAAGTCCAACTGCGCACCCAAATCCAGATAGAACAGTTCCCCGGGTTGCGCGATGTCCTTGTGGCCCTGTGGCCTAGCGACGACATCTTCCCAGTGTGCCAAGGCATAGATGGCTGCCGTCACATCTTCAACCATATCCTCAATGGCAATGTTGTCCTTCGGGTCTAGGATTGAATCGGGGTCGACAACTTCATTTGCAGGTAGTTCCTCTACAGGAACGCCAAGTGCCAGGGCGTGTGCTTCGTTGACCCTTCTAACCGCCAAGCCGGCCTGAAACTGATGCTGTAGAACTGTAATCAAATCATTGAGGGGCTTTCTAGTAATCTCCCGATACCATCCTGGCGCGGAGAGGGTGAGGCGCAAGTGCCTCACCTTCCCCAACAACTCAACTTCCACGCTTGGAACTGTTGAAAAGTTCATGGGTTATGAAATCTTGAGAACGCGCAAAGTGAAAAGCGTCGGCGCTTTGCCCGTATTCTTGGTTACGGTCAGAACTTCTACACATTGTCCGATATCAGCAATGGCAATTGAACCCGATTGCTCTCCTGTGACAACGACCGTGCCATTCACCGTAATAACGGCCCCTCCACCGAGTGTGGGTGTAACGGTAAAACTTGTACCCGATGTGGTCGCGTAACGAATGATGTCTTCGTCGACATAGGTTCCTATAATCGCGGCACCAGTACCCGTGATGGCAAATGCAGTACAGCGGTCACTATATCCTATCGTTACTGTAGATACTCCGGTCAGTGCCAGAGTAAACGACAACGAAACCTTTCCCGCCAACTCTGTGTTAATTTTCAAGTTCTTGACATTCGCCGTAAATACCCAAGTAAGTCCACTTGCGGCGTGCGTCATGGTCCACTCAACGCCCGCAGTTCCCGGCGCAACCTGTGCGTCGGCCAAAAGTGAAATCTGTGCGGCATCGTCGGCGATAAAATCGGCATCGATCGCCATATCCCCAGCGACAAGCAGTCCCTGGATGCTTTCTTTCCAGCCAGAGGGTGAATCGTGCGAGGTCGTGTCAATGATCTCGTGGGAGATGTCAACACCGCCAATCTTGGTGATTTTTGCCAGTGCGACAGCCCCCCGCGAGAGGATAACGCCAAATCCTACAGTCGAAGTCGCCATGCGAGCCTCTTATGTCAAGACGGGTGCGCCAGTAATGGCAAGGGAAAAAGACAGTGTGACTTTCCCGGCCAGATCGAACCCGATTTTCATGTTCTTGACAAATGCATTAAAGGCCCACGATACGCTACTCGCAGTATGTACCAATGTCCAGGCAACCACAGCAGTTCCGGGTGCGGCTTGCGCATCGGCTAGGACAGCGACCTGTCCGGTATCTGCGGCGATAAAATCGCATTCAACCGCAACATCTCCTGCGCTGAGCAGACCTTGAATGTACTCTTTCCATCCGCCCGTTGAATCGTGAGAGGTCGTCTCGATAATCTCATGTGAAACTTCTACGCCGTTAATTTTAGTGACCTTGCCAACGGCGGCGGCAATGTGCGTAAGAACGACGCCGTATCCTACCAGTGATACTGCCATGGGAGCCTCCTAGCTCGAAAACCAGATGAAGCAGTCAATGACCATAGCAAATAGGCCAGTTGCCGCATCGTAAAGCGGAATCATATTTTCTATAATCACTTCCTGCACATCCGCATTAGTCGCCGGCCATGTTTCCAACGCCGCCATCACCTGAACATTGATACTCTTGGCGCTTCCAAGGGATGAGGCATACGATGACACCTGGACGCGCGGATGCCTGAGACTGTCGCGCCCGCTATGGCTATATTCGGGAATGTCGTCGATCTCCTGAAACACCACGTAAGGGGTCAAGATTCCTTGTGCGATCGTCACTGCCGCAATATGCGTCGCAGGAACGAGCGCGATAAGCGGCGCAAAGGTGGAAAGTCTACTGAAGATCGCGGCGTCGAGGTCGGTCACAAAGTCACCTTCTCAAGTTCTTCATTCAGCGCGCCAACGAAGATGTCAATGAGCTTGTCTTTCTCTGCGTCGAACGTGTTCCGCATCATGGGGTGCGCCGGCGTCGTGGGAAACCCAAACTCCTGTGCCATTGCAACGGCCGTCTTGGCCTTGTTTGGACCAACATTAACAACGGTATTCGGTTCCTCCACGTGGGTCGCGCCCGCCATGAACGAATTCTTCAGCCTCACGCGCGGATTATCACGCCCAACGTAGGTCGCCCGTTCTATCCTTACAACAAGGTATGCGGCAGCGTCCTGCAAGGCCTGAGCTACCTTATGCTTCGCGACGCGCTCGCTGAGCGACTTCAATTTTGCCTCGCATTCATTGAGCCCTTGAATCTCGATAGTAACGAAGTTCTTCATGCTGGCGCTCTTAACCACTGAAAAGCTGCCGCATTCATTTTCTCCATGTTGCGGCCGGTCCAGATGTTATGTTTGATGCCCTGGTGCAACTCCCCGGGGATATAAAGTACATGTTCTTTGTCAAGATGGTGCCCCTCAGAACCAACAAACGGCTCATTCAAGGGAACAAACCCAAGGCTGCGGCGTTTGGCCTTAGATGCTCGTGGCCCACCTCGCCACTGAGCAGCAGATATCTTCGCACACTGTTCTTCTGTCCGATGACTGCCAAGATTTGCTTTACGAATAGCCAAACGAGTCGTTTCTGGCATAGCAAGCCCCATATGTGTTGCAGAATTAACGGCCCTCTGTTCATCGGTCATCGGGATTCCCTTGTTCCAGGCCAGCATTCCCTTATGAGTAGCAGATATCTTCGCCCGAGCCTCGGATGTCTGAGAATGTAAATGCCTTCCTTTCAAGGCAGCAGACAGTTTCGCCTTGGTGGTATCAGAAGTAATACGCCCTTTCTGTCCAGCGGACATATGTTCCCGAACTTCTGCCAACCACGGTTTTCCCTTATTCCAAGGCACCTGTCCCATATGCCCTGCAGATGTCCTTGCCCGTTGCTCCTCTGTCATGTGACTGCCAAGTTTCATGCTTCCAGCTCCGTGCACTGCAAAATCATACTTTCGTGCGCCATTTCGGGGTCAATTACAATATCAATCCCATAGGTATGGGTTCCGTAGAGAATCCTCATCGCCGTGGTAATCGTTGCCAAATACCTAACTGTCACCTGTACGGATACCGTACTCTGAGCTTGTCGGGCCGCAAAAATTTGACGTCCGCTTAAGGGCTGAACAGCGGCCCAGACCGTAGCGAGAGTCGTGTACCCGGCAACCAGCTGACCATACAGATCCTGCGCCGCCGAGGGTTGCTGAATTATGACGCGACGGTTCAGAATGCCTGCATCCATCTACAAATACCAGTGGTACAAGTTCAATAACGCTTCTACGGCATGCGGCAACGCCGCCACGATCGCTCGCGATCCGGTCAGAACAGAGGACCGGTTGCCATACCACTCTTCGATCAGAAGGAGCATCGCCTGGATGAGCGGGCCAGGAATCTTGGCCGCAGTACCATAGCCGGCAACAAACGTGATCGTGATTGGATAACCGGAGGAGGCAACCGTCGGCCAACTGAATGCGGATGACCGTTCAATAGTCCCAGGATCCCCGGGTGTTACGACGTACTCGGTCGGCGCGAGCGTCTGCAGCACGTTATTCGCGTCCAGATAGGTGATGGTCGCTGATTGCAGAGGAGGCCGAGGCACAATGACCTTGCGACCCCATGCCCCGTGAGACAGTCTGCTCCATGATCCGCTGAATAACGTGTGCCAGTTGACATGCTGCCATGTCCAGGTCTGGGTAAGAAGCGCCCGCCCCGTGGTCTCTTCGACATAGGCTCGAGCCGTCGCGATCAGGCTGGCAATATTCGGGTCCTCATCACTCGTCTCAACGCGCGTCTGAACTTTCGCCTGGGCCAATGTGATCGGTTCCGCGCCCGGAGCCACGCCCGTCACATAGAGACAGGTCCAGGAAGGTGAAGCCAGCGTAGGTAGACTATCCTGCACACCAAGAGACGTCCCAATCGCATCGAACCACTCGATACGCACTTTCCACATACGCCCGGCCGCTGCTGTTGCCTTCACATAGACGGAGAAAGCATAGGGTAGTGCGGCGGTTACCGCGGTATACGTTGCTCGGATCTGCGCGTCGCCCGCAGCCAGAACAACCAGCTTGAACGATGCCGCACCCACATAGAAGGCGGTTGTATCCCGCGAGAGTGTCCCGTTGACCGCCTCCATGCCCGTGAGGTCCGTCTCTGCGCCCGCCTGGTTAGGCGTCAGCAGGTTAACGGCGCTCGCGGCACCTGTTAAGGCAAGTGCGTCTGCGGACAGGACCTCGTTCGCCAATGCCCCCACCAGGACAGCGGACACCTTACAGGTCACTGCGGCCGTTGGTGGTACCGAAAGCAACAAGATGTCACTCAGCATGGTCAGCCGGCGATCGCCTTGGCGGCCGCAGCAATCTCAGGATCGTTGATCTTGGTTAGATAGTTCTTCACATACCCAGGATCCTTGGCATAAATTGCGCCAATCGTCTCGCCCTTGTATTTCCCGAAGGAAAGGACCGGAT